GTAATAATACCCTTGGCTGCATCTTGTCTTGCTTGTGCTAGTTTACTATCACGGTCTGGATCATTCTTTAGTGCTGCTACCATGCTAGCAACACTGTTTAAGTCGTCTGCTGTGGCTGCTTGCCCTAGTAGGATCTTAGCAACTTCATCTCTAGTACGTGCAACTACGGTGTTATCATCACGGCGCAATAGTTTGCCGCCAAATGCATCAAACTTTAGACCTAATGCTTTGCCGATACTGTTCATTAGAATAAAGTTGTGGGCACCTTTAAAGCCAGGTTGATCATACATACCACGTGGGCCATGTTGGTGATAAGGCGCCACAATGTCTGCGTCTGGGATAACCATCAAGTCTACTTGTACACTACGCTGTCCTTCTGGGGTAGCATAGGGAACTTCGATGTGTACATTACGTCCAGAGATCTTGGTCTTGTAGCCTTTGGCCTGTAGGTATTGCTCTAATGCTTGTTTAGCTGCCTTGTCGTCTGCAACTTGAAACTTTTGCATTAGTGCGCCTGCGTCAATGAACAAGTCCATGTCGCCACTTTGGCCTTTAAAGCCAGCTGAGCCAATGTCAGGAATAGCTTTAATGCCACTAGGCAAGTCACGCTGTACGTGCGTTACAATTCCTGCTACGTATTCTTTGGCAATATCTCCGTCCCCAAAGATATTGCCGCCTTCGTAAATGTGCATCATAGACGGATCTTTGCCTTACGTGCTAGCATTGCAGAGAAGTCCGTGCTGGCCATTTGTGGCTGTGCGGCAGGAACTTGTGAACCTTTAATCTTGCTTTGTAAGAATCCCGGCTTGTTTGCATCTGCTTGTGCGCTTGTTGGGACTGCTTTTGCACCGGTAGCTGGCTGTGCTGCGGCTTGTTGAGGCAACCCAGTTGGCACATTCATCTTAACGCTAGCATAGCCCGGTTGTTGTTGACCAAAGTTTGGTGCCGCGGCTTGTTGCGCTGCTGGTGCTGCTGTAGCTGCTGTAGCTGCTGCTGCCTGTGGGCTAGTAGAGGCCGGTGTACCAGCTGGCGCTCTGTTATTTTTCCATACTGCTGCTGGTGCTGCTGGCTTAACTGGATTAGCTGCTAATTGGTCTTGTGCTGTTTTAGCGGCTGCGGCCTGTTTGGCTTTGCGAACATCTTCTGGACTACCAGTTGGTGCAGCCGGTGCAGGTTGTGTGTTACTTGCCGCAGGTGCTGCTGCTGGTACCGCAGGTGCTGTTGGGGCTTGTTGTTTTTGAATCTGCGCAATGATTTTGGCATCAGCAGGGTTGTTGGGATCTAATTCTTGACCGCCAATTTTAACAGGTTCTTGTTTTGCAGTCGCGGCAGGTTTAGCTGCTGGTGCGGGCTTGTTTAGGGCTGCTTGCTGGTCTGCTTGCTTGTCCAGCATTGCGGCTTGTGCTGCATTAACTGGTTTGTTGTCTTTGTCAACCCACTGTTGGCCAACTTTCCTATAGTCGTGTTCCTGTCCCTGCGCATCTTTAATCGTAACAGAATCTTTTCCAGGATTGCCAAGTTGCGCCAAGCTCTGCATACTTGTGCCTGCGTTTTGGCCTGCTTTTAACGCACTAGTTGCAGCATCAATTGCGCCTGCTGCTGCGTTGCCCACAGATCTGGCTTTGTCTCCAACTGTGCTAGCACTGGTATTTGTTAATTGTTTTTCTAGAGATGCAATCTCAGTTTTCTTTTGTGCAATTTGTTGCTTGATTGCTGCTGGCTCAACCGGAGCAACTGCATCTGTTGTTGCTGGTTCGCTAGTTGGGCCCCCAATTGCATCAGCACCCTGTGCTTTACCAGCTTTAAATGCTCGTGCCATACCAGCTGGTACACCGGCTACTGCACCAAGTGCGCCGGCTACTTTACCTAATCCACGCTGAATAATATTGCCAGCTTCATCCAATTGATTGTCCATGTTCCGTTAATCCTTCTTTGTATTTTCTCGAAGGCTACGAACTTTGCGTGTAAACTTTGCTGGGTCCTGTCCACGTATACTGTTTAGTAAACGGCGCTCTAGCTCGTCTGCTGTTTCTGCATCGTAGTGTTCTTTAATGTAATTGATCAGGTTAATAGCGCCGGCGATTACATTACTAGCGCGACTTTCAATAAGACTCTCACGGTCTTTATGAACGCTCATGCTAGACAGTTCTTCTAAGATACTGCGGGTATTTTTACGCAAAATTCTGCTCCGATTTAGTTATATTTATATGGATTTGATTAGAACAACAAATACAGATCAGCGTTATTCTGCTTTCTTAAGTCCCGCTAACATGCTTCTCAACTTGGTGCTTTGTACTTCACCTGATACCTTGGGTCCCTGTTCCCATGCTGGTGTTCCAGTAGCACGTTCAAACTTGGCAGGCCCACCTTCAACCTCGTCGGCAGCTTGTGCTACTGCTTTGTTCTTGATTTGACTCATAATACTAGACACACGTGGTGGGCCACCTGCAGAGTTCTCGTCGACACCTGGGTCACTGATACGCATGGTTTCAATGTTGTATTCAAGGTCAATCTTTTGCCCAACACCGGTTGAACTACGAGACTTCATACACTGTATTTGATACTTGCCACGCTCTTTCATAGCACGACTTGTAAAGATACCAAACACGTTGTCAGCAGTGTTGATCTTAGAAATACCACCAGCAATGTGGCTATGATCGAATTCCACTTCTTCAACCGCACTGCGGTTCAACTGCGATGCAGTAACCAACAAGACGCCCAACTCTTTAGCCAAGTTACGCAATTCTTCTGCTACGTACTTGTCCTTGATAAACTGGTCGTTGGGGTTAACTTTAACAGATACAGGCATAACCAAGTCCAAGTAGTCAACCATTACAAAGTCAACACGGATACCTGTTTGGATCTGCACTTCCTTCAAGTAAGCACGAATGTCGTTTACGTTACTTTGTGCCGGTAATGCCTTGATGCGATACTGCCCAGACTTCTTGCTAACCAGCTTAACCTTAAGGGTAGTTGTATCAATGTCCTTGCGGATATCCTTTGTGCCCATACCTGTAAGCATCGCATCAGTACGCAACGATGTTAACTCTTCACTAAGTTCCAGCGTAATGTACACCCCGCTAAGGCCTGCTTGTAACCAGCTCAGAGCAATGTTCATCATAACCAACGACTTACCCGAACCCGATCCACCTGCAAAGATGTTTAGTTCACCGCGGCTAAATCCACCGTATAACAAACGATCCAGCTGTGGCCAGCCTGTGCTTACTTGTCCGCCTGAGTTGTAGTATTTGTTAATGCGCTCTGCTGGATCAGCAAAGTAATCTGTACCCATGTCTTTTTGTAGACTGATCTGTACTGCGTCTTTGATCAACTTTTCCACTGGATCAAAGTCCCCAGCTTCTAACATGTCGGCTGCTTTGAGAATAGCACGTTCTAGCTCTTGACGCTTGGTAAACTGCTCAAACTCACTCATGAACCATTCATTGTGACCATCACCTAGATCGGGAATTGCCTTGAGCTCTACTCCAGTGACTGCTTTGATTTGATCAAATGTAGGTAACGTTTTGTAGTCGTTGCTGTGTGTTTTGATAAACTCTGCTGCTGCCCTAATGCTGCGATCAAAGTTTTCGGGATTATAAATGTTGGATACACGCACAAAGCTCTGTGCGTCTTGTAGCATCATTTCTAAAAATAGTTTTTGTAAATCGGTACTGTATTCTTTTGTTGCCATAGTCAATTATGTATGCGTTTCTTCATTAGTTCAATTTTTAAGCGGCTCGATTGCTTGGCTTGTAGGATTGCTTTAAGCACAAACAATTTACCATATTTTTCTACCGCGGCCGAGACATCTTTTACATCGTCTTTCCATACTGGAAAACTAACACTCCAGCCATATTCGATAGCCTGCTCCACGAGCCTCGCACCGGCCCATACGTCCCGCCCTTTGACAGATTTAATGTCGAAGTCGGGAACGACAATGACTTCTCGTCCCAAACTGTCGATAATATCTGCTTGCACCTCTGAACATTCATTACTAAGGACAGCAACGCCATCAATGGCCATCGCATCGAACGGTCCTTCTGATACAATGACAAACTTAGAGCCAGGAGCCTGGCGGTCCATGTTAAACACGTAGTTTGGTTCGTAGCTGTTATGGTACTTGGGCTTAACCCCGTCGTCCCAGGTTCTTCCTGTGTAACCAATTAGCGCACCTTTCCATGTCATGGGTATAATAACCCGCTTGTGCATGTTGTGTTCAGTATCGTCTGTGCAATAGAATTCGTAGTTATCCAGTAGTCCGGCTCTACGGCGATGAACGTACTCAACCGATCCTTTGAGAGAATCTGGTGTAATGTAGTTATCATCTGTTAGTGTTAGGAATGTTTTCCACTCACTAAAACTCTTTGCGCCTTCGGGCAATGGGCGTGGCTTAAAAACTATTTCTTCAGCTGGTTCTGTTTTTAGTTCTTCTGGATTAACCAGCTCTTTGACACGGATAGCATCAATTACCAATCGCTTGATGGAGTTTTCGTCTGCTCCAAACCAACTCAGGAGTTTTCGAAACTTATAGTTAAGATGTCGTCCTGGTGTGTAGTTGGCTTTGAAGTTACAGTTGAAACAAGCATAACTAACGCTACCGTTGGAGTTTGAAATAATTCCGCCACGCCCCCGAGTATCACGGCTTTCGCCTGTATGCTCACAACATACGGCATTAAAACTGGTCCAGCCGCTTGAAGAAGTTTTCTTTTTGGCGGGTAGGAGTTGTTTTACTGCGTCTTGAAT